CTCTCAGCTTGTGAGTTAGTTTGGACTTCTTTTGACAAACCTGCAAAGATTTACAAAAAATCAAGTATGGATTTGGAACGTTTCCACCCTACTCAAAAACCAATAGGAATTTATGATTTTGTTTTTAAATATGCAAAATTAGAAGCTGGAGCAAAAGTTTTAGATACTCATTTAGGTTCGGGTTCAAGTCGAATTAGTGCCAATAAAGCAAAACTAAACTTTGTCGGTTGTGAAATTGACGAGGAATATTTTAACAAATCGTGCAAAAGATACGATGATTTCGTGTCGCAAGTGCGGTTGTTTTAGCATATCGCCTAACTCATAAATACACGCCATTTAACCATATATTAATTATCTAATATTATGCAAGTTACAGTATTATTTACAGTTAAATGGCAATTCAAAGAATATCCGCATTATAAAGTTTCAATTTGTAAAAAGATAATCAATTGTCAAACAGGAAAAATTATAAAATGCACTAAGAACGGAGGAAGCATAGGGTATTATATCAATTCTAAATTTTATAAGAAATCTGATATAAATAATTATATTGAAATAATACCTAAAAACATTTGTCCATTTTAATTATGAAAACACTAATATTAACGCTATTAATTAGCATCGGGAGCTTTGCTCAAACATATTTTTCGGTAGGTGTAGATTTGAAAAACGCTATTATAGGAAGCGAACCAACAAATAACAACCCCGCATTTGATGGGATATTTAGATTTGGAATGATTGGAAGCATACCAGGACATGACACAAAAATAGAGTGTTCGGTAGGTTATGAATCATTTAAAAGGATTAGATTTGACAGATACATTGTAGCTGTTGGCGTTAATCTATTTCCATTTAAAAAAGTTGTAATAGTTCCAAGTTGGGAGGGTTCAATAATAGGGCGTTGGGGTTCAGAATGGCAGGATATAAGTTCTCATTTAGCCTTGTTAGGAGGTAGTTTAGGTATTCGTTATGAGATTACCGATAATATAAATATAGAGTTCTTAAACGCTGTTTTGGATAGGGTAGATTTAAACACAAAACACGGGGGCTCAAACATTATAATAAGCAATTCAATAACATTAATTTATAAATTATGAATCAAACAAAATTACATTCAATAATTGAATCTATTACTCAAACATTGATAGGATTATTGACGTCAATACTCATTCAGGTTATATTATATCCTTTATTAAATATTCCAGTAACCTTTAAACAAAATCTAATCATTACAGGTGTATTTTTTGCTGTATCGATTGTAAGAGGATATATTATAAGAAGATTATTTAATAAACAAAAGAATTAATATGAAATATACAAAAGAAAAATCAAAAGAATTTGAATCATACCTAAAAGAAAAAGGGTATCTTAGATATGTTCAAAATTATAAAAATGAAGACTATCTTTATTGGAAAAGTTTTGATAAAGGAGGTTATTCGGTAGGGTTTGCTTTTTATGATTTTTCAAAATATCCGCAATTTAAAGAAAAATATCCGATTAGTATATCTTTAGAATTTATGTTAGTTAATCCTGATATTGATAGATTAGACATATCCATTTCAGATGATAGAATTTCAGTTGAAGAGTTTGAAAAATTTTGTAGTAAATTTTATGATTTTTATAATCTTGGAATCTTAAAATAAGCAACTATTCCCATAACTACGACTAAGGACACCCCGATCCACATTATAGAATAATCGCTTTTTTCAGATTTCTTTTCACGAACAACCGTAATAGTTTTGGTAATATTACGGTTTTTCCATTTCTCTACAATCCTATCTTTGTTATTTGTGATAATTACATTATGATACGTTTTCCCTTCAATTTGCATCGGTTTAAGCGCGTCAAATGGTTTATAAGTAAAAGTGTTTCCTAAAACTATTTTTGAGCCTTTTTGATAGGTATTATTAATTGAAATACTATCTTGTTTATTTGTTTCAATTTTTCGAGTTCCACAACCTGTTACAAGTAAAACGAAAGTTACTATTGCAATTGCTAGTAATACGCTTATTATCAATTCTTTCATATCGGTTTTATCTCGAAGTGCATCCAATCGTAATTCTTTTCAACACCTAAAGATAAAAACCCATTACTATAAAAAGCATCAATCATTGGCTTGTATTCAGGACGTGCAAATCTTGCAGTCGCTTTTGTTTCATGAAGTTTGTTTCTTTCCGGATCTAAATCTATTGCAATGCCCCAACTATGACGTGAATAGTCTGAACCGCCACGCATAGCACGAAAATTAAAACAACCTCCAAATAAATCTATTCCTAATTCTTGTATTTTTTCTAATCCATAAATATCTAAAATATCTTTAAATACTCCAACAAAATTAGAAGCTACTAACTTATGACACCGCATTTTTTTAACGGTTGTTTTTTTATCCCACGCCAAACGCATAGGATAGGGTAAATCAATTGTTGTTAAATAACTCCCTTGTTGATTTGGTTTTCCAAAATCCTTAATCGCTTGTGCAGTTGTTATCATTATTTACTTTTTTGAATTGAATAATCTTGATTTTCTTTTGTTGCAAAAAAATGTTGTTGAACTATTGCCGTTACAAATATTCCTAATAAAACCCACCCTGCTGTTTTAATCAATTCATTTACTATTGTTTTATCCTCCAAACATCTTACACGTTCAGGGATGTTTTTGTTTTGCTCTCGGAATATAGAAGATGTCAATTTCAAGTCAGAGATAATCAATTCCAGGTTATCAATTGAATCATTGAATTTTTTGTCATGACGGATAAGTGTTTCCATATCTTTTTTAAGGTCATTTACGTCAAAACGTAGTTTTTCGATTTCACTCATTTTGCATTGTTTGTTCAAAAATACAAAAATATTCCTACCAAATTAATGATAGGAATAATTTTTTTAATCTTCTTTTTTTCCATCACTTGCAACCATCAATCCCAACGATATTGCAATGGTTGTAACTGCTCCTGCAATATCGGTTGTAATCCAACCCATATAAGTAGCAATTGTGATTGCAGAAGCTAAAACTCCCGCAAAAGTTGTTTTCCAATTCTTCATTTTTATTTTAGTTTTAATTAATAATTCAATTTAAAAGCGACTTCGCTCTCTCCAGCCAGCATCTAATAAATATGCAGTCGCTTATATTACAATTGCATCCGCCTGTATAAACATTTCGTCTAACTGCTCATTAGTCATTCCTAACACCTGTTGTAGCATGAGCACCGTTTGACTAGATCTCTCTACTGTCGTTCCAAACTGCCAAATGTATTTCGCTCCTGTCTTAGCAGGTTCGGGTAATTGTTCCATAGCTGTTTCTATCTGAGTTTCTAATTGTGATAGTTTCAATACAGTCCTAATTCTCCATAGTTGCACCTCTTGGGGTACTTCAAAATCAGGCATATTTAAGTACTGATATTTTTCTGGTATTTCATCATCTGATATCTCAAATAGATTTAGATATTTTGTAATTGAAATATGGTTCTCTAATGGCTCTTGAGCTATAACTATTCCGTAGTACTCTTGGCCAACTGTGTTAATTTGTCTTATGTGTCTCATTTTATATATAGTATTGTACGTGTATCCATCCGTTATTGTATGAAGAAGAACCTCTACCAACAAAAAATTCGTAACCTGTAAGTGCTAAATTTATTCTTATACCTGATGTGCCATTAGCAGGAGTAAATGCAGGCACTAACTTTCCAAAACCTAAACTTCCTGGTCCAAAAGTTATTATATCTCCAGCTGCATTATAAATAGATGGGTGTTGTGGTGTTTGTGGTATATCAGGTAAATTAGCAAATGGTATTGCAATACCTGAGCAACTACCAGTAGTTGTAAAATTTAGATTTATCCTAACAGTTACCAATTTTCCAATTTGAGACCATCTATAAGAATGTGTTTGCGTTCCTCCTGGCAACGTTCCTCCTGTTGCTGAAAATCCAGTTCCTGATAAAGACTGTTCTGCTACATCTTTATAAACTTGCTCAGTTGGTACTGCACTTGAAGCAGTATTATTAGCTAATATTGTATAAGCAGATTGCGAAGGTGTTGAACCAGTTACAGTCAAATTGCCACTACCCAAAACACTACTACCATTAATAGTTTTGATATTTGTGCCTGAAACTAAAATAGCTTGATAAAGAGCATCGGCTTTAGGTTTTAAATAATTTGTCCAAACATTTAGCCAACTTGTTTTTTTAGCTTTAGAACTGTCCGCACTATCGTCTGATACAACTTCGTCTGCATCTACTAACGTATTTTTAGCGGTCAATCCATTGATAAACGTTCCGAAAATAGTTTCAGTTAAAGTCGCTTGTTTTGCGTTCAATTGAGTTTGAATAGCACTTGTAACACCTTTTACATAAGATATTTCTGTTTGATTTGGATGTGTTCCTGTGTATAGTACTTCTAATTTACCATCGGCAGTTATTCCTGGTATTGTAGGAACAGAATCATAAGGAACTGATAATTTTATATTCGTTCCAAAAGTCTTAACTCCTGTAATAGTTTCATTTCCTGCTAAATGCATTACCGAACTATCGAGAGTTTCTATTTTATCCCTAACCGCATTTTTAGAAGGTGCAATAGTTGTAACACCATTCCATGTACCCTCATCATAAGCGGTATCTGAAACCTTACCGTCTGCAATAGCTTGAACTTGACCTGCCGTTTGGAAACCGCTAATCAAAGCATCAATAGCAGTCTTAGTATAGCCAATAACCCACGCTAAGCCACTTCTAACATAAGCATTGGCATTGTTTGGAGCATCTGAAATTCCTCCCCCACCTCCCGTTTGTTCAACCCATTCGGTATCATAGTTAGTGCCTGTTTTCTTGGCCAATACTTGCCCTGTCGTTCCACCGCTAGGCACTCCGAAACCTCGTTCACCCAATGGCGCAACCGTGATAATTCGTCTAATTACGTCTTGCGTTGTAGTTAGATTTACATTTTTTACTATTTGTGTAGCGGTTATTCTCATCTTGAAATATCTTGAATGATTTTAAAATAATCTGGGTCAAACGATTCAACAACGCCACTAGGGTATGTTATTTGCACATCAAATACATACGTCATAGCAGAAACATTAATTATTCTAGGCATCAAAATAAACTCCCCATTTTCAGGCGTTGGAATAGTTATAGTATCGTCATCAGTCTTAAACTCAAATATAACTGAACCGTTTGGATTGGTTCTAAATTGCGCTATAATTTCACATCCCGATAAATCTCTAGGCTCATAAACGTCACTGTCTATTTCCGTTTCATCTTCTATTTTGAACTTGAACCCATCCCAAGTATCGCCTTTTATGTGGTCCGCTATTAAATTTGCCATTTTATTATTTTATTAAGGTTTTAAAATCCAATCAAAAGCAACCGCACCTGTTAATCCTGTTACAAACACAACGTCAAAAGTCGTTGTTGTTTTGTTGTTTATGTAAAACATAACGGCTGATAATACGTTTGAAGGTGTTGCAGTTACTTTATATAAAGCATCCGCTTGGGTTGTTCCTATTGTTACTGTAAAAGTTGTTGTGGCTGTTCCTGTTGCTGAAAATGAACCTGCAATTGTTGTTGTTGGAACATCCATTTCCTTCCACTGTCCATCTTCTGCTACTATCATTTTAGTAGCCGTTGTAGAAGTTGGTAATGTTCCCTTGAACATCAATCCTATTTCATTAGCTATTAATGGGTCTGATGTTCTACCAAATTGATAGTTGTTGAATGATAATTTACTTTGAAGTAAACCTGTTATTTCCGTTAAATAATATTGTGATGAACCATTATCAAAAGTTAAATTTGATTGATTAGAACCATTATCAAAAGTTAAATTATATTGACCTGAAGTATTATCAAAAGTTAAATTATATTGATATGAACCATTATCAAAAGTTAAAATATGTTGACCTGAAGTATTATAAAAAGTTAAATTTGATTGATTAGAACCATTATCAAAAGTTAAATTATATTGACCTGAAGTATTATCAAAAGTTAAATTATATTGATATGAACCATTATCAAAAGTTAAATTATATTGACCTGAAGTATTATAAAAAGTTAAACTTGATTGATATGAATTATTATCAAAAGTTAAATTATATTGATATGAATTATTATCAAAAGTTAAATATTGTTGATATGAAGCATTATCAAAAGTTATATTCTGTTGACCTGAATGATCAAAAGTTAAATATTGTTGATATGAAGCATTATCAAAAGTTAAATATTGTTGATATGAATTATTATCAAAAGTTAAATATTGTTGATATGAAGCATTATCAAAAGTTAAAATATCTTGACCTGAATGATCAAAAGTTAAATATTGTTGATATGAAGCATTATCAAAAGTTATATTCTGTTGATAAGAACCATTATTAAAAGTTAAATATATTTGAAATGAACCTCTAAAATTAATATTTTCATTGTAAGAATTATTTATTATTTGATTCCCTATTCCTTTTGAAACAGCATAATCAAAAATATTTCCCCACATAAAAGCCTTAATTGGATTTATACCGATATTCCAATTAATCTCGTCATAATTAGTACTTACGATATTACTATTTAGTTCATTTCTATAAACAATATTATCATTAACATAATCATATTTAATCAAATCATAAGCTACATTATAGTCAGTATCATTGAATGCAATAACACTCCATTCAGCATCTAAAGTAAATAAATCAGTTGAAGCCCCAACATTTCCAGCTACGTTCTCCCAAGTCTTACCTCCCCAATGAACTTTATCACCAATAGAGTAAGTCCCTGCGCTTGTCCAAACTTCAAAGCCTGATACAGCCTGATTATATTTAGGATTGAAAAACTTACCATAACCATCTGTCGCTAAAATGTTATCATTGATAGCTTGTAAATAGATTGTACTACCTCCATATAAGGCAGTATCAACTCCTGTTATTTCATATACAGTTAAAGGCACTAAATCATTGCCTGATATTAATGTGTCTATTTCTGCTTTTGTTTTGGTTACTATGGTTGCACTTGCACTTATTATTTCTTCCCATCCTGCATCTTTTCTACCGTAAACAAGCCCGTCAATAGGTGCTTCATCGGTAATAAAATTTACTATATTAATATTTTTTCTAATAACTTCAAAATACCAACCGTTTATTTTAATTGTTCCTCCCCCGTCTGAAACCACATAAATCTCAGCAGGGAAATCTCTCGTGTCTTCGTTGGCTATATCAAATGAAACTTCCGCATTTGAATGAACTAATCCGCTTGTTTTCTTTTGAGAATCCATAAGGTCAAGTGTCCATTCATTACCGCTACCAATAGCCATATTTGCATAAAAACGATATGTTTGATTTGCCGTTCCTGTTGTTAAATTAGTGTCAATTCTTAAATGTACCAAATCCCCAACTGATAAAGCAGATAAATCAATTTGATTGTTTGTTTCGTCCCAAACAACACTAACTCCATAAGGAGCATTGGAAACGTTTGTTTGCGTTCCTTCTGCATCGTTCAATAATTTTAAAGGAACGTTTGCAACAACCGTTAAAGGAGTTGTTTGACTTGCTAAATCGGCATAATGAAACGACCCGACTGTATTTAAAAATTGATGTAAAGCATTGAAAACAGCATCTTCACTAGGTGCAAAATTAGTAACTCCTGAATTAATTGTTTGCGAAATTCCAATCTCCACAGGGTCTACATCAATCGGTATTTGAACAGCTATTTCCCAATGGTCAGAAAGCGACATTATAACGTTCAATTCCTCTGAACAAACTAAATCATCAAAACCGTTAATATTTAAAAAAGTACCTTTTCCACATAAAAAGAAACTTGGATTTTCTGGCACTTCTGGCAATTGTTGACCGTCAACAACTGCTAAAGGATAATAACCAACCGCCTCCGAAGTCCCTAAAACAGAAGCAATAAAATCACTTAATGATTGAATTGTTCCTTTTTTTAAAACCCCTGAAACTTCGTGCGGTATATTATCGGTTAAACTAAAAGGAGCTGAAGCTAATTGTTCAACTCTTATAGTACTAATTGCATTTGGATCTATCATAATTTCATTATTTTTAAAACACAAATATAAGGTTGCATATTGTTATGTGGTTGACCACTGCCGGCTGTAGTTGTACTTGTTTGAGTTGGAGATTGCACTGTATTAGTTCCTTGAATTTTGTTACCAATAGAGCCCGAGCCTATATTTTGAACATCAAACTTATGATTATGAATTGGCATTTCATCTTCTATTAAAGTATGAGTAACAGCTCCATCTGTATTACCTATAGAATAAGTTTGTAAAGCATCCATATCACAAGCAACCTCAACCAATCCCGTAAATGGAACGGTGCCATTATTACCGTTGCATATTGCAAACCCATCACATAATAATCTGCCTAATCCAGTTGCATCAAAATTAGTGTCAATATATTCCTGGTCAACGTATAAAGTTTTAACCTCATATTGCAAAGTACCAACGTTTAAACTTAATAAATCAACTAAATCTTGAACAGTACATTTAAAAAGTTCGTCAGTCAATTCATGCGCTATTATACTAGACAAAGTAGGCGTTGCAGGTGTTAATTCACCCGTTCTAATTGTAGTTATTTCTGCTGGATTAATAGCCATTATTTTGTTTTTATAATTAAATTATCATCTGGATTCGTGGTCAAAATAACATTAGGGTCTCCATTGTTTAAAACAGTTTCTCCTAAAGTTGTAGTCTTTGGCATACCAAAACCAACCATTGAACCGCTAAAACTTAAAAATTCATCTACGTTTGAAGTTTCAGAAAGTTCATTAATATAGCATTTTCCGTAATCTACAATAGGGAACACAATTCCTTGTATTTTCCAATCCAAAAGAATTTTATTTCTTTTTAATATCTTTAAACGGTCATAACTAGCTTCATTAAAATCTCCTCCATCGACTGTTGAATTTACTTGCAATCCATTAAAACCAATAGAATAAGATTGATTTACAGGTCTTGAAGTTGACCAACCGTCATTATCCCTTGTTGTTGTTGGTAACATTTCAGCACTTTCAGACAAGGTATTGCCAATTAAACAACCTACAGGAAGCCAAGAACCTTGCACTTTTACATATAAAATCCTATCTTCTCCGTTTGTAAATTCCATATTTCAAAGATATAAATTATTTTTAATTAATCTAAATAAAAATTACCCCTTTATAGTTGGCTTAATCGTGTTATTTCCATAATCATAAGTAATTAAATAATCAATATCACCTAACTCATCATTATAAAACTGTGTCAATTTAGCGTTAATTTTCTTAGTTCTAAAATCATAAGTATATTCAGTAAACATAAATAAGCCTAAAATGTTATTTATACTGATTATAGATAAGTATGGGAGTTGTCCTAAAATAGAGCCTGAAAATATTTTAATAGGATTTCTTTTAATACGTAAATCATCTTCAGCCGATATTCTTAAAAGTGGGTATTGTTCAAATTTATCTTTTCTTTTCCATAAATCAGTCAATGTTATTTTATCTGATTTATAGATTGACCCGATTAATGAATTACTTCCATCACCATTGTAAACCGTTTGATTTTCTTTTGTAATTGAACTCGGAGGGTTTTTTCTTGATACGGTATGAAATTCACCTACTTTTGAGGACTTATTAATGGGAACTAAATTTATACTATTGATTTCGCATACATTTGCCCATTCTGAACTAACCCCTCTTTCCGGCACATATATTTCAATATAAATCAATCCGTCAATTGGTAAATCTTGACTAATTACTTCAATAGTATTTGTAATAGTTTCGTTATTATAAGATATGAAACTGTAAGATATATAAACTGGAGTTGTTCCCCACTCTCCATTTGAATTCATATAATAATTTTCTAACCTAACCCTAAATCCAAAAATAGCAACCCCATTGGCTTTTATTGTTGCTCTAAAAGTAAATTTATAATCTGCTGTTACCAATATAGAGCCTGACGTTGCTAATAAATATTTAGTTACTGGGTTTGTGTTTGGAATTATTTTAAGTCCACTAAGACTTAATGGATCATTTATTAAAGATGAAAAATTAGGACCATAAATTGTCCAATCGGGATAAATTAAACTTGAATTATGATTTAATTTTCCATTTTTTAAAATCCCGTCTAATATACCGTATTCATAATTCAATCTATAAGCGCTAATTGCTCCTTTGACTTCAATTTGCTGATTTGCTTCGCAATGATGGGGGTAAAAACCATCAATTTGAGAGCCTAAAACATAATTTAAGTTTTTGACAAAAGTAGTGTTA